CAAATAGAATTTCTTTCAAACACTGCTTTAGCACTAACACAATGTTTTAAAATTACATCTCCATTACGTTCTTTCATTTGTGCATATGTTGTTTTTTTTCTAGAAAAGAATAAATGAATCATCTTTATTTCTCCCTATAATTACGTATAATTTCTGCACGAATAGCACCAATATCCGTTGTGATCAATACATTATTTGAACCATAATTAAACTTAAGACCATCAAATGATCCACTTGTTTTCAATGTGTCATATTTATACGTTCCATTTTTATAGTATGTTTTCATATAAGAATTCTCTGTATTGATTTCAACATACGAAATATCCGATGTACCGTTAAATGGATTTGTGATCGTAAAATTATTTCCATTACAATTAATCGTAATAGTTTTTGCGTTCATAGAAGTGTTATATAAACGATAAATTGGATATGCTGTTTCATAATAATTCGCAAGTTCTACCTTTTTACCACTTACAATATCGTACGGCCTTGAGTATTTATTTACGTATCTGTAAGGTTCACAAATAAACGTGATTGTAAATTCACTTCCTCGCCCAAAGTCTCTTGAATCCATATCAAACGTTACATTTTTTACCTTCCAATAATGTTCTCTATCATCACTAGTTAACTCCAATATTCCTTTATTTCCATTAAAATATTGTTGGATTTTATAGATACGATCTAGATATTCTTTCTTGCTATTTAAAACAAAGTTGCATTTAACAGGAATTTTGCGATCTTGATATACACCTGTATGACGATACGATGTAGTACCGTCACCAAGTGTAGATGTTTCTACAATTTCCTCTGCCATAGGAATAACAGGGCGCTCACTTACCTTTAATAAATACATAATATTTTGCGTATAACGCAGTTTATTTTCAGGTGTAAATCTAAAATGATACATTCTATGAACCTCCATTTCCCCATGATTTCAACATATCTCGAATTGATATAATTTCTTGTACAGTATCTGTAACAACATTTCCATCCAATTGCATAGGTTGTAGATTGATTGTTAGATCACAATTTCCAATCGCATTAATCATTTGATCCAATCTATTTGTGATTGCACTCAAATTTATATTACCCACGCTTCCAACGCTTCGTGATGTAGTTCCACCCATAATAGCTGTTGTAGCATTCGCCACAGATGCATACGGACTGATATCAGAATATGTAGCGATTGCATCTGCACTCATTGGCATAATATCCGTGTCAACAACAGGTTTATCCGCATTAAACAAAGATTGTGGGAAATATTTTTTATTGTCATCACCTTCAACAACTTTTGTCTTTTTTATAGTTTGTTGTGTAACTGTGATAGGATGGCTGTCTGCATAACTTTGAGCTTTATCAATATTTGATTTAATATCTGAATAAGCTTTAGCAGAGCTTGTAACCATGTTATCTAAAGACGGTTGCAATGCTTTTTCCATTTTTCCACCCATTTTTCCAACAGCTGATGACGTTGTACCATCATTCGCAAATGCATCCGCAATACCAGTGATTGATTTGTCAGCTTGTTTTTTCATCTTTTCACCGGCTTCTTTCATTTTCGGATCTGTGTCTTGCATCATTTTAGTTACCGCATCTCCAACAGACATTTGTCCACTAGCAACTTTTTCAGCTACATCAGCAGGAATTTGTTGTCCTTCAATACCAGCAGTTTGAACTGCCTGTGCCAATGTAATTAAATTGTTCATGGCATTGGTTGCTTCTGTGATACTTCCACAATTTGCAAGAATACTATTGGCTACACTCATAGGAATAGAACCACCGATCATACCGGCTTGATCTACAAGTTGTTGAAAATTCATCAAACTAGCCATATAGTTAGCTACTTCTACCGCATTTGCAGTTCCATTTGTAATTCCTTCTTGAATACCAAGTGGAATTTGAATACCTGATTGCGCTGCCTGTGCTGCAATATCAGTCAACTGTGCCTTCATAGTCGTTCCCATCTGTTCAAACGACTGTGTTTCTAAGTAGTTAGATTGAAGAATGGATTGTGTCTGCGTTTCGTGCAATTTCGTATAAGAATCCGCTAAATCCGTACATAATGTATTGATTGAATCCCTCAATGCACTTGATTGATTCATGTAATCTTGCATCGAAATATGGCCTGCTGCATATTCTGCACTTAATTTTCTTAATGAATCCGTTGTACTATTAATGCTTTCCGTAAGCTCAGCATTCTTTAATTCCGCTTTCAATTGAGCAGCGGCATTTTTCTTTGCGATACTTGCCAACGCTTCTTGTTTTGCTTCTTCTTGAATCTGAGTGATTCTTTCTTTGATTGCATCAATACTTTTATAGTGCGCATCATCATTAAGATTTAGTTTGCCAGTATTCTCGTCAATTTCTACTCCTAAATCAGGATAAAGTTGATTTAACTCCCTAACTGCTTCTGCAAGCATAGTCTTTTGTGTAGCATTTAAAGATTCTTTTGCGTTAAGATCTTCAATTGTTTGCATCAAATGACTTGCGGTTTTGTTGTTTTGCATATATTGAGTTACAATTTCACCCATGCTTGTCTTAGTTTTAGACATTGACTTTGCATACTTCTCATAACCATCAATAACTTTTAATGTAACTGCATAATCTGTATCTTTATATGCAAGCTCTTTATTTGCAGTTTCCATCGCTTCCTTGCGCGTTTTATCCGCCCAAACAACAGCACCTGCAAAAGCACCAAGTGCAACTGTAACAGCAGTGATTGCTGGATGTGTTAGCACAAAACCTTTTGCCAAAGAAAGTACAGAAGTATTTGCTAATTTTCCTGCGCTTGCAGCATCTCCAAATCCATCCGCTACTTTTTCTAAGCTTGGATGGGCTTTAGTAAAGAACTTAACAGCGCTTTGCGTTGCACCAGCTACTTTACTTACACCTTTTGCGGTTGGATAAGCAGCTGCTGTCAACAATAACATCTTTGCGATTGTCTGTTGCGTTCCTTCATCTAAATTAGAGAATGCGTTAGCTGCCTTTTTTACTATCTTTAATAGATCTGTTAATGTAGGTGCAAATGCTTGACCTAATTCATCACCAGCTTGTTTAATTGCTTCCCATGTTTGAGATAACTGAGATTTCAATGTCGCATAACGCTTTTCTGCTTCGTTTGCCATTGCCGTATTGTCATTCCAGGCATTTTTAGAAACATTTAATGCACTAGCCAATACATCCGAACTTTGCGCCAAAGCACCCATTGCTTGTGCTTGTCGTACTTCCTTAATGCCTAATTCATCCAATGTTTTTGTAACATCTGCTGATTTACCAATACCTTCTACAAACTTTAAGAATGTTCCCGCTGCATCTTCTCCCCAAGCCTTTTGGAATTGTTGAGAAGTCATGCCAGACACTTCTGCAAACTTTTGCAGGTTCTTATCTCCTGTAGAAACAGATATATCAATTTTCTTTAGCATTTTAGAAACAGAGCTACCACCAGCAGCGGCTTCAATGCCCAATGAAGATAATGCAGTTGATAATCCTAATACTTGGTTAGAATTAAAGCCTACCATCTTACCTGCAACACCTAGTCTAGTAGCCATATCCATAATATCTGCTTCGGTTGTAGAGAATTTATTTCCCAAATCTACAATTGTAGAACCTAAACGAGAATAATATGTGTTCGTCTTTTTAGACTGTGAAACCATTACGTTTGAGAATTTGGCAATACTTTGTGCTGCTTCTTCACCAACAAGATTTGTAGTATCTCCTAATTGCGTGATTGTCTTAGTAAACCCAACAATTGAATCTGTAGGAATACCCATCTGTCCTGCAAGCTCTGCATAATGAGCAATATCTTGATATGTACTCGATGTATTTTGAGCAAGATCTTTTAAGCCTGCATTGATTTTTTCAAACTGTTGAGGTGTTGCATTTACTGTTTTTGTAACACCAGTCCATGCATCTTCAAATTCAATAGCCGTCTTAGTAGCTGCTGCAATACCTGCAAACGATAACATAGACAATGGTTTTACAGTGTTCGCAAACTGTTCTGCTTTTGAACTTACTTTTCCTAACGTATCATACAGTCTTAACAATGTTTCATTCGTCGAAATGAATGATTTTGACATGCCTGCCAATTCATTTTTAAGTCCTAAAGCACCTGCTTTTAAACCTAGATATGTGCGTTGAGAATCTTCGTATGTACTGCCTAAATCAACCAATACCTTTTTTTGTTCGGCAATGCCTGAAGTACAATCATCCATTGCTTCTTTTAAAGTTACATTTCGTGAAGCTAATCTTTGGATAGCACTTTCACCTTGTTCTGCCGAACGCGTACCGTTCGCAATTGCTTCTTTCCATGCGTTAATCTGCTTGTTGTTGTTTGTATATTCTTTATTCAAAGAATTAAATGTATGATTGTAATTATCAATAGACTTAGTAGCAGAAGAAACCGCATCGGCCCACTGCTTCTGTGTCTTTGGATAATTCATCAGTTTCTTGTTATAGACTTCCAATTGCTTAGTTGTGCTTTTGATTTTATCTTGTAACAAGTTCTGATATGTCGCAAAGGACTGAAAATCTCCTTCGTTGAATTTCATAGAAGATTTCAGTTTTGACATTGTTTTATCTAATCCTGCTGTTTCAGATTTTATTTTATTAATTGCTTTTTGAAAGCCTGTAGTATCTCCATCAATTTTTACGGAGATACCTCTTACTTGATTGTAACCTGACAATTTTAGTACCTCCTAAAATCTGTCAAAGTCGCTTTGGACTGCTTTACGAATACGAATTTTGTTTTTTGAATTATTTACTTTGGACTGCATATTTCCACGTGCAATAATCAAATCAAACAATCTTCCTATGCCCATATCCTCTATTTCATCTATTTTTAATCCTAAATTTAATCCACCTAATACTAAATCAGTGTAGCTTACGCTTCTTTTTTTTTATCATCTGAAACCACTTCATCGGATTCATCTTTTACCGTTGCTTTATTTGCATTGATAATTTGTTCTAGAATAACAACTCCGCTCATTACATAGGTTTGATAATCTTCAATTTCATCCACAAAATCTTGGAACGCTTTTGTTTCTTTTCCATGATATGTGTCATACGTCTTGATACATGCCCAAACTAACCTTTCAAAAAATAAAGATCCGTTTGCTTGTAATAAAGTGAAATAAGGATCTCGATCAGGATTTCCTTCACGAACATTTTTTTCGATAGCTTCACCAAATTTGATTTGCACTTCCTGAATATCCACCAACAAATCTCTGTTGAAACAATCTCTATAAATGCTAGCCGTTTTGCCTTTATACAATAAATTATATTTTTTACCATCAATACTTAACGTCTGTTCCATATAACCTCACAAAGAGGGGGTTGCCCCTCTTATAATGTGCTCACTTCCTTTCCATCATCACTTTGTACAACTACGGGTGTACCTTCTTCCTGGCTCATTTCACCAGCTTTTGGAGTAGGTAATGTTGGAGCAGTTGTAAAGAAACTCTCATAATTTGTATCACCTTTACGACATTTTGCTTTTACCCATTGATGATCATCTTTCTCAACAGGAACTGCTGTAATATCCATTGATGTAGTAGTAGGATCAGTGCTTTCTTCTTTTGTTTCACCTTCTACATTTGGTCGAGCAAATACAACCTTATAGAAGATATGTTTAGTAGCACTTACATCACCTTCGAATTGGAACATAAGCGCAACGTTGTTAGGTAATACGTTTGCATCTTCTGCTAAGTTACCTTCTTCTGTTGTCACTGTATTGAAAATCATTTTTTCAATTTCTTCAGGAATCTCAGACATTTCCAAACTTCCTGAATATCCATTGTTTGTATTCGTTGTAAAATACGCAGTGTTATCTGCATAATATGTATTTGTGTCTCCTTCCGGGTCTAGTGTTAATGATTTAGCACCTTTCCATGCAGTAGGCGTACCATATGTAATTGATCCTGCACTTTCTGTAATAGAACATACATGTACATTTTTTAGACCGAATCGTACTTTGTTTTTTTCTGCCATAGTTTTTATCCTTTCAAATATTTTTCGATTAAACTTGGCAGTTCCTTGATTGCATTTGTTTCTCCATCTTTCCAGTGCTTAAATGCACCTGTACGTCTAGGAGAATTCCATAAATTATGTCCGTTTTCTAGTAAATGAGTTAATGAGTATTCGTGGCCACTCGCATAAATAACACCGCGTGTATGAGCTAATTCACGTTCTATCTTGTATGTTATAGATCTTTTATATTTGCCCTTTCTGCGTGTGTTTCTATGGTCTACATTGGCCTTAGCTTTAACAATGTCTTTAGAATCTTTTGTAGTTTCTTCTACTGCTCTGTCAATCTGCGCCAAAGAATGCTCTTTATATTCTTGAATCATCTTTCTGATTTCAGGCCCAAGTTGTGAAATGTCGCAATATACATCATTGACGGCCAACTAATGTCACCGTCCATTCTGTACAGTGTACTTTTTGAGTGTTTATATCTTCATCTGTGATGGTTTGGTATGGTATTTCTAGTTCATCAAACATGTCTTCGATTTTAGCTTCTAATTCAAAATCTTTTTGATCAGTCACTAATCTATATATGTAAGTTCCAATCTTACAATACGTTCTATTGTCTGCAAAGTAATTATTTGTATAATCCAATGCATAATTCCCATAGGGGGTATGGGGTTTTGATTTGAAACTGCCATATACAAATTGTCCTTCACCTAAAAGTTCAGTGAATTTAGCTACAATCTGTTGTCTTACTGTTTCCATTCTCCAGCATCCTGTTGAACATATAGTTCAATCGTATCTCCGGATGGGAATGTACGATAAACCGCATACTTTTTGTCGTTGTATTTCACTGTCGTTTCATCATTGTAATCAATAGTAGGAATAACAAGCTTATACGCTAACTGTATGCCTGCCTGGTAGGCTTCATTAAATTCTTTTGAATAAATTCCACCGACACGGCAAAATACTTCCTTCTCAGTTTCATTAACACGTTCCACACCATCTGCATCCACATATCTTTCTTTTTCAATCAGATATGCCACATCGTAGTAAAGATTATTCTCACGAGTATATTCATATGCCATACTATTTCACCTTCTTATGAGATTTATCTGTCATAAGAATCTGACGTAAATCCTCATATGTTTTAGCCATTGATTCTTTATTTGAAGCATCCGTTGTACCAAATTTTGACATTACATATGCTATTACCGCTACTACAATTTCATCTTCTAAATCATCTTCATCAAATAAGATATTTAATCTATCCAAATCGTATAAACATGCATTGATATACGTTTTGATTTCATCATCATAAGCATGTGATTTAGCTCTTGTAGCAGCAGTTCTAACACGTTCTAGAAGGCTTTCAGAAATATTGAACGCCATTATCTATCACCTAAGCTTTCTTCGCACTGCTTTTTCGAGTAGTTTTCTTAGGCTCATCATCTAATAAAATAGGTTCATCATCAGTTCCAACAGGTTCTTCATCATTTAATGATTGTGTTCCTGCTTGACTTTCATCTTTTGTAACATCTCCATTGCTTAAGCTACTTTTTTTTTTTAACAAGAAGATGTATTGAGGATCTAACACTTTACCATCATTGATAACTAATGCCTGAGTTACTTCCTCATTCTTTTCATAATCCCAGTACTTTTTCACACCAAACTGCATATTTGAGTTGATCGCATAGGCTTCTTTTCCAACCCAATACATTCCGAAATATTCACCATTTTGTGCTTCATCAAAATCTTTGAATGTATCATTTTCAACGAAATTAACTGTTCTAGCTTTGAATGTTGCACGTTCTGCACCATCAATAGGATTATATGTTTCTGCATAAACAGGACGATTATTATCATCGGCCAACGTTTTAATGTTTGCTTCATATGTAGCAGGAGTCATTACAAACTCAGGTTTTAATTTACGCATTGATAAAGGAATCTTTGCGAACAATTTTGTTTGCCATGATTTCCAATCTTTCATTTCTGCTTCCGTAAATTCAATAATATGATCGGCTTTAATACGACTACCTGATACTTTATTAGCTTCTGTTAAAATACCTTCACATTCATTATTTGTAGAGTCACCTGTTAAAATTTCACGATCCATAGCTTCCAAATAAGCTTCTACAATAACTTTTGCTAATTCAGTTTCGAATGCATTTACAGTTAATACAGTTTGTAGTAATGTACGTGCTAAACGAATTTCACCAATCAAATATCCAAATTGTACAAATTCTGTAACAGAACCGGCTTTTTGACGATCAGACACTGTTGTTTCTGTGATACGTTTAAATGTAGCCTTGAATGAACCGATAGGATATTTAACACCACCACGGAAATTTGTATGTAATACTGCATTGTATAAGTAACCACGTGATTTACTTAATTCAGTCATTACTTTCTGAACAATTGTTTCAGGAATTAAAATACCTAGATCAGCTGCCACACCTGCTTCTGCGCTACGTTGTCTTAAAATTTCTGACTGTTTTCCTTTTTGAACGAATTCCATGAATGCACTACGATACTCCATATCGTCTTCCATTCCTTTTTTACGTTCTGACAAGTTTGTAGGCATTGATGGATGTGCCTTGCTACGAGCTTGTTCCTGTTGTGTAGCAAAAGCTTCATCTTCATCTACAATAGATTTTGCCATAGTATCTAAGAACGCTTTGCGTTGTGCTACCTTGCCTTGTAACTCTTTGTCACGCTTTTGCAAGATATCAAATTCTGCCTGTAACATTTCCAAGTTTGTATTAGGATCGTTTTTGTTGACCTCATCTTGAATTTCTTTAAATCTTTTTTGAATCTGTTCGTGATTCATTGCATTGAATGCTGCTAGTTGTTGCTCTGTAAACATTAATTAATAGCCTCCTTAATCTGCAACAACAAACTCAGTCTTTCTCGTTTCTTTTCATTTTCTTTTTTAGTCCGTTCTTCATCCATTAAAGACTTTGCCCTTGCTTCAATAGATGTTTGATCATTTGCAGGAATCGACACTGCCGAAACATCATAAATTTTTGATACTTTACGTGTTGTCCACATCTTTTTAGATCTATCATATGATTCCTCGTCCACCATGTACCTCCATGACATCTGAGTAACCATTCCTGCCTGAATACTGTCGTACAAGCGTTTTGCAGCTTCTGTTCTTCCTAAATCTGCTGCAACAAACAATCCGTGTTCATCTACTTCAACAATAAGTGAACCATTGCTTGTACGTGCATATACCATTCCTCCATGATCAAATTGGAAGATGATATCACTCATATCAGCGTTGTCCAAACTTGAACGCTCAATCAACTCATATACATCATTACCTTCGTAATCTCGATAAAGAACATAAGGTTCAAATGTTGTAGCATATCCTTCAACATAGTACTGAGTATCAATCCGTTTGTTTTCCGTCACCGGGTTCATTTGGAACGGGATCGAGCGCATTTGGATTTTGCTGTGGTTCGGTTTCCCCATTGTAACTAATTCCTCCTTGATTTGATTTAGTTACCTGGATATATTCACCTCGAATAAAACGTTTCTTACCTTCATCATCTGGTAAAGGCGCTTTGTTCATGATATTTAATGCCCCATTCGTATCAATCATTCCTCTATCGAACATTTGAGTCGCAACATTCAATTTTGTTTGTGTTGAATCATACTGTAAACGATCGCTTGTAAGAATGATTTCACTACCATTCATAATTTGATTTACGGAATATAACATTCCACTCAATACTTCTCCAACTTCAATAAAGAATGGTTCGATAATTGATTCATAAAATGCATTCCATTCATCAGGTTTATATTTATTTTGTAAAATAGCTTCACTAATTCCAAAATAGCTGTATACACTATTTTCAATTGCTTGCTTCTGCTTGGCATCCACTAATAGTGGTTTACTTTCAATCGGTTTTACTTCATCAAAACGATTATCAACAAGGAATACACCTGTTTCATTTTTGTTCAGGTTATTTCTTAAGATCATGTTCTGTTGTTCCTTGTAATCCTCATCATCATCAATCGGTGTTGAAATTCTGGCCAAGAATCGAACAATAGAACTCGACTTGATCGCATTGATTGCTCCTTCTTCCTGAGCAAGCATCAATTTAGCTGTTGTATCAAATGCATCATTCGTATCACCAAAGTAATCATTTTTATACTGCATTTGCCTTAAATGCCCTACTTTGCTATATTCAATCAATTTTGTTTCGCCATAGATGAAATTAAAATAAATATAAACTACACCATTGATTTCTTTTAACTGACACTGACTTGGTACTGCGGGCCATAATCCCTTTACCATTCCATATTCATCTTCAATTGGAATAATGAAAGCATTGTTTTCTGCAAAATATATGGTTGCAAGCCTTTTATAAAATTGACTAGCTGTCATATAAGGATTTGGCTTTTTCTTAACCAAATAGTTATATATCTTGCTTTTGTATTCTTTGTTTGTCAGTTCAGGTGAAGCTTTTCCACATGATGTGGCAATTCGATTGATACATGCTCTGCAAAGTCCAATCTCATATATTCCACCATCATATGACGAATACACTGGTGAATATCCACCTAAGCTTGCAAACATTGAATGTAATTGATTTTGTTTAGGTGCTGGCTTATTTAGTCCTAATAGACTTCCTAGCAAACCAAATCTTTTTCTTCTGCTTTTAGCCACTAATTCACCTTCCTTTTCTTGTTTTCAAGGCGGTACTTGAATGTATCCCACCATTTTTGTCTTACTGTATATGCATCAATAACAGATGCATATCCATCAATATGTTTTCTTGGATCAGTTTTAATCATGCGGACACGATTGTCCTCCGCAACTTTCTTTAATGCCACACTAGACATATGTGCTTGTAATAATCCATTTGTTCCTGTGTGAACAAATCCATCTCTTACATATCCCGTAAATTCATTAATAACCGGTGTAAGGTTAGTACCCTGAATTACATCATCCATCTTGTATCCATATTTCTTCATATCATCCACAAGATACTGAGCCGAATAACGGTCATATCCAACGACCACGCAATAAATCTTGTATTTCTTACGTAGCATTTCAAACCATTCCGTAACATCTTCATACCGTACAAAGTTTTCCCCACTTGGACTTAAATATCCCAATTGAATAAATCTTGTATATGGTATTTTGTCTCTTTCCTCTAGCTCCTTGATTTTTAATGTTGGAAGCCAAAAATGAGTAAATATGTAATCCTGTTCTTGAATTCGTATAACAACAGATGCGGCTGTTAAATCGGTTGTTTGTGACAAATCAATTCCACCAACTGCATATGTATGTGCAAAATCTTCAAATCTAAGTTCTTCACCTTTAACTTTGTTAATATCTTCTGCACTGAATAACGCTTCCGTTGAATTCTGTTTGATATTCGCATATTTTGTTATAAACTCCGCCTTATATGTAGGTGAGCTATGGGCCTTTAAAATTTCATTCTGCAAATATTCATAAGAAACCGATATTCCAAGGTTTGGCATTGCTTTTCTTAATTCAATAGGATCATCCCATTTTTGAATATCATCAATCATATAAAAGAAAGGCAACATTTGTTTTTCATCAGACGTACCAAGTAAAACAGATGTTCCACGAACAAATAATTCATCATATAATCCTTCATCAATATAGTTCGCGGTACTTACAGGAATATAAAGTGGATCTGGTCTTGCACCACCTGCCGACAACATAACGTTGTACATTTTCATACCCGCTTCACCTTCCCAGGCTGCAAACTCATCAAAGATTGTCAAATATGGGTTGAATCCATCTGACTTCTTAGACGCAAAGGCAATTGGCTCCCATCTACAGTTGTTCTGTTTCATGTAGATATCTGTTCTACGTTTTTTTACTCTTTGGCTCAACGCTTTAGAGTGTTCCATCATTTGATACAGAACATTGTAAATGATCTGCGCTTGTTTTAACTTTGGCGCTATATTGTATATCTGCATACCTGCTTCATCCGATGTAAATCCAACATCAAGTTCAATACCTGCACATAGAAATGATTTCCCTTGTTTTCGGCCCATGACCGTAGGTATTTCACGAAACTGCCTTTTTCCATTCTTGTCAACAAGTCCGAATATGCACGCAATATAGTATTTTTGCCAAGGCTCAAGCTTCACTTTTGTTGTTTTTCCTTCTACGTGATGACAAAACGTTTCAATAAACGCTATATGCATTTCCGCTTTTTTCTCATCATAGAAGAAATCTCCATTTGCTAAACCTCTTTCAACATATTGAAGATTAAGCTTTATCCACTTACCGACTACATCTTCACCCGATTTAATACGTTCTTTATAAATGTCTAGATATTTCATTTAAATCTGCTCATGAACTCATCCAATTCATCACCTTTTTTTCCGGATACTTCTGTTGTCTTTGAGAGTGAAGTAGGTGACAAGCCAAGTTCTTTGCAGTACTTCATGATCTGATCACGTAATTGAACGGTAATAATGTAGTATGGTGAACGCGATAAATTCGTTGCACCTCCCTTGTTCGTATATTCAACAACCATCTGTAGTGATTTGTAGCCATTTGCTTTACTTGAATCTCTCCATTGCTTCATTGTTGAATCATATTGGGCCAAGGCATCTGCAAGTGAATCAACCGCAACAGAATATTCAGGAGAAAATGTGCCTAAATTCTCTAGTTGTGAATTAATTCTTTTTTTCCATGCTCCTTTTTGCATTCATCATCCTCCCTTCCACATCCTATAAGCATTCCGTTTTCATCAAATTCAAAAGATGGTTTGCGTTTGGAATGTTCTTCAGCATGACATAAGTCACACAACGCTTCCAAATTAGAATCACCAAATAGAATGTGTATATCTCTATAGTTGTCCTGGTCAATGTGCACTTTGTGGTGCACGCAAGTCGACCTGGTATAGATACCTTTTTTCAAACATCTTTCACAAAGTGGATGTGCCTTTCTATACGCTTTGCTTTTCTTTTCCCAAGCCTTGCTTGAGTAAAATTTTCTAGCATAATTTCTAGCACCTGTTTTTGTTGCTTCTGAACCATAATATTTTTTCATATCGCTACATTCAAAGTTTTGACCATAACTACAGTTAACAGAATTAAAGGACGACAAAAACTAACAGTAAACACTTTGAATGCAGTGATATGAAAAAAGATCCATGTTTCCACAGATCTTTTTTCAACGGGCACTAAAATGAAACAATCCAAGAACTACCTTGTTTGTTCTAGAAGATGTTTTCCAATCTTCACGACTACAGAATATCACGGTTTTTCTTTGTACACTGTACAAAATGAAGAAATTCAGATTTTACCCCCTGTCACACACCCATGACCCAGTTTTTTTGAACTCCCCACGCCGTTCCCCTGAGCGCAAAAAACTTTTTGAAAGATAGGGGCGGTCTATGTTGATCTGATCCATGCCAGGGCGCTTTCAGGGTTAAAAATCAAACCTATGCAGCTACTACCACACCGCACCGCTCACAGCTTCAATCATATGACATTCATATATTTATTATTGTGTTGAAACATCTTTCAACATGCATTGTTGAAAGCGTTCTTTCATAACATTGCCATGACTACATTAATAGAACACGCGCGCACGTTCTTATATATGCAATAAGTCTTGCATCACTCCAATACATTGTATTATGTGCACCAACTCCATACACTCCAACGCGTCCATTGTCTTCCTGGAACTGAAGCAACCCCCACAAAAAAAAGGACGCTCACCACGTCCATACATGTATATATTACTAGTCTGTTAACTATATGTTATAAGACTAGAACCAAACACGCTTAAAAGCCTTTTAAATAGACACTCGCAAGCACCTTTGCAAAACAAAAAGCTTTTTAAAAAAATGAGCACAAAAAAAATATTATTAATTTTTTTATTGACATATACATGCATATGTTTATAATGTAAGTGTAAGCTAAATAAAAAGCTTACACAAAAGACACGGGTCAAGCTTTATAGAGTTGACACGGTTAAACCCCGCATAATAGAAAGCGGTGGTATTTATGAAAACAAAAATATCCATAAATATCAAATTAGAATTTGAAATTGATATAGCGCTTATAAAGTCACAAATAAAAAGGCTTGTTATTAGTGCTATATCACTAATAACAAACCTAATTAATTAACCATTTATATTATAAACCGTGTCTTTCACTTTTTCAAGTTTAGGAGGTGTAAACATTGTAAGAAAAAAAAGTGGTTCTTTCAATCAAATAGAATATATAAAAGAATTTAATAAAGCCAATTATAGAAAATACGAAATTAGAGTAAGAAAAGAAAATATAGACCTTATAAAATGGCTTGATAAGCAACCAAGTAAAACCGCTTATATAATAGATTTGATTGAAAAAGATATGAACAAAAACAAATAAAAAAAACGTGAACCCCTTTCAAGTTTGGCCGCTTCCAGGAGTTCACAACAACGGCAAATATACACAAAATTCAGGAGGTTAAGCCCGTCTTGTATATATTGCTTTTCTATTCTACCATAGACGGGTTAAAAAGAAAATGAAAGAACAAAAATACTATTATGGAAATGCTATTAGTGAATACGGTTTAGAAAATGGACGTGTAGACTATGCCACACTTGCAAAGGCTTTCGATGCCGTGTTAAACAATGACATCATGAACTTGACTTATGACATAGGTTCATGGGAGCAAGTGAGCGGTATTATTGACAACACGGACGAGATAGAAGAACTAGAAGAAAAAAGAGACGAGTTAGAAGAAGAAAACGAAAATAACCCATCGCAAATTATTGAAAATGAAATAAATGAAATAAATGAACAAATAGAAGAACTTGAAAACGAACAAAATGAATATCAAGAAGTATTTCAATGGTTTATTGTGGATGATTGGGGCGCTAGATTATTACAAGATATCGATGAAGTTGTTTACTACAATGAAAAACTTGATATGTATTTATGGGGCGTTACGCACTACGGTACTTCTTGGGATTATGTTCTAACAAACATTAAAATTGATTGGTAGGTGTAATATTCCAATGTTAACACGCAAAGATCTTGACAAGATGAGCGCCGTCCAGGTGCTCATACTTGCATTATTAAAATTCTACTTCTATATGTGTTTTGACATGTTGTTGATAGGCTTATTTTTAGGCCTATCAAACATAGTGTTGCCACTTATTTATTAATTATTGGAGGTTTTAAAAATGAATAATAATGAATATATTGAACTAGTAGAAAAAAAGCTGGATCAGCTCAACGCAAATAGTCTAAAGGCAAATAGTCTAATGCCTTTTTCAATAAATAGACATTTAAATGGGCTATATGATCTCAGTTATGGCATGGATGTAATAGCATGGATGCTTGAACCGCGCGAACTTTGGCAGCTTGTAAATACTTTATGTATTTTGGATATTTTAGGAGGACTAAAAAATGACAATGTGGAAGCGTGAACGAAACCATTTTAATTATTATGTTACAAACGAAAGAAAACAACCCCACATTTATGTTGAAGCGTTAGGAACTCCAAGCGCTTCAACTGAAAAAGTTTTAAAAGATCATGGCTTTAAGTTTGATCATAATAAATGTATGTATGCAGCAGCTCAAACAAATGACTTGAGGTTGTTCGTTGCTCATGATCTTGACAAACTTTTCAACTATGATATTCAATTGTTTTTCAATACAGAAGCAAAAAAAGAGTTATGTATACCAGATATTCAGGAAATAAAAGATATCTGTTATTTCTTCAAAATTTATAAATGCTATGTTGATATTTTAAACAAGGATCTTTTTAAAATCTGTAAACCAGGTTCAAAAAGCTTGCTAGCAACTTATAACACTAGCTTTAAAACTATAGATGTTTTTAATAGAAACAAGCTTATAGAAAGCTATGTGTATAATAATGGTAAAATCGAAAAAATGAGCGTTGAAAAAGCTTCACCAAAAAAGAAGAAGAAAGCAGCACCAGAACAACAAAAGATCAATATGGAAGAGTTTGAGTTTCCGTTTTAGGAGGTAAAACATATGGGATATATAGAAAATAAAATGAGCGTGCGCGCATATGAAGCTTATGAAAGTGGTGAAAAGCCACTTTCTAAATGGTCTAAAAACGATATTATTGAATGCGTTTTAAATATTAGAAATGATTTTAATAAAAAAGAATTGAATAGTTATAATAAAGAAGTTTTAAAAGTTTTTCTTATCTGTAGTTCGTGGCATCATACGGGATCATATTTCAATGAAACTAATTTCTATAGTTTGGATCATGATTTTATAGAACTTTCAAAAAGCGAAATAATCCTGGTACTAGAAAAGAAGAAAAAAGATCTTGAAAAAGAGAAAGAAGAAAAAAAGAGTTTAAAACTCCAAAAATGTTTATTTAAATATATTGAATGGGCCGGAACGCGCAAGCATCCAAAAGCGATAGAAAAAGAATCATACGGCATAATAAAAGGATCATGGATATATTACAAGAATGGAAAAAAATCATTAAATGGTAAATATGTACATGTTATAAAAGAGTTTGAGCGTGCACCGCGTGGAACTGCTGCACTATTCAAACAAATTGAAAAGGACTTGTAAAAAAGTCCTTTTTTTTATACTTTCATTTTTTTGATTTGCTTCTGGATCAGCTGCTTTTTAACCGGATTCGATGCGAAAAAGTTCATAAAAAGTTTTGTTTTAAACTCATATTCTTTTTTATCAATTTCCTTTATATCCAAAACTCTTTTAAATATCACTATCGCTATAAAGTTTGCAAACAAGTTTGCATCTTTTTCTATTTCCTGGTTCTCGTAATTTTCATTTTGAGAATCTTTATAACTTTCAAGTTCCTTTTTCCATATAGATACACTTCTTTCATCCATAGAAAATACTTTTTGATTCTTATTATATACACATGAATATTGATATAAATGCCTTATTTCATGCGCAAGATATATATAAACTAAACTACTATCTATGGATGCATTCAGGTTTACACAAATTACATTTTCTTTTGGGTATGATGTGCATATGCTTGTATCTTTCACTTGAAAAAGTTCTTTATTGACTGGTTTATGTTTAAGATCATAAACCTTATCATTTGCTTTAAAGTAAACTTTTGGAATCTTTATATTTAATAATGTGCATAGAAAACTTATATAATCATTCATGCATTCATTATATCCGAAAAACTTTCTTTTGAAAAACTTATTTATCCAGGATTAGAAAAACTTTTTCAATTTAAGAAGTTCCTTATTTGTTTAGGGTCTAGAATATTAAACACTTTCATTAAGTTTGATCTTGAATTAATATAAAAATATTTTGAATCCTTTTTGAAACCATTTCCAATTTCTTTATTCAATAACTTTACAACCAAACTACCAAACTTTTCTTTATTGACTTCGAAATACCATGATTCTTTAGAACCATCTGTTTCTAAAGAAATAATTTCTGCATCATCCGAACACACAACAACTATTGTTATATCTTTATATCTTATATAAATATCAGTAAATAAAAACATATAATCAAGCATTCAAACACCCCCAGAAACTTATTTATCCAGGATTAGAAAAACTTTTTCAAGTTGTTCTTGAGACGTTAGGAAAAACTTTTGAGATCCTTTTTCATGCTTGCATAGAATCGAACCATCAAAAAACTTTTCCAGCAGCTGAGAAAACTTTTTTTTCTTTACATAATAAACATAGTTCGCAGATACATCTTCATCATCATGTGCATTATATTCGAAAACTTTTTCAACCATTTTAGAACAAATAACACAAATTAGTACATTATCATATCTCACTAAAACTTCTTTATAAGAAAACTTATTTTCATCCATTTCATCACTCCTAAAAACTTTCTACATATCATTCAATATTCTAATAAACTTTTTATATTCTTCATCTGAATTTAGATAAAACTTATTGCATCCATTCATTACGTCTTCAAAGTTTAAGTACTCAATTTCATAATCTAAAAACTTTCTATATAAACTTTTGAATTGCGATTCACAAATATAATGCTCAATAACGAATATACCGTTGCGTTCATAATGACACCTTTCAAACTTTTCATTTTCATATGACATATAAACACATTCAACACGATCTCCATATTGTACAAATAAACTTTGTGTATTATTGATCATAAACAGCTTATTAAGCTCATCACCTATATTTATATGTTTTTCTGTTAAAAACTTTGGCAATTTGCATTTCATTTTCTTTCCTCCTAAAAACTTTTATAAAAAACTTTTCATAATACCGTTCCTATTTATCTGCAATCGTTTCTACATAACAATTATAATAAATATATCGTTTTCCATCATAATCAAATTTTACACATCCACCATCTTTTGCTTCAATATCAATTCTGCCCTCATAGCTTGCTAAAATTTTTCCATCTGCTGTATACACATTAATTACTCTATTCAATCCACCATTCAAATCTGATTTAACATCAGTGCCAAAACGATCCACAGAAGCACATCCAAACAAGGAAATGCCAATCATTCCAACCATCAATAATTTGTATATTTTATTCATTTCATTCCTCTTTTCTATGTCCGATAACTATATATTATCAGACTAACTACAAACCTTTTAAAAGCCTAGTAAATAGGCTACTTTGTAACACTTTTCTAAAATAAAAACTTTATGAAATTTTCAACCACGTATTTATGCAATTAATCTCATCTTACTTCACCTGTTTCAATCATCTTTGCCGCTTGTAAAATTCCTGCCTTAATCCACTTAGATTAATCATCATTATCAAAAACTATTTTTGCGTTTTCTCTTAAGCCTTTAACAATAGCATCAATCGAGACTTCTTGGTTTTTCTTTTCAAGAATGTATTCAATAGCATCATCACATTTTCCAACCTTATTTGCCATAACAACAACATAGCCTTCATCTAATGCTTTTTGTAATTCTTCAAAACTTTTCCCATCAAAAATGTATGATCTGATTACTTTCTGAATTGTTTGTCCTCACTTATTTATTCAAATCTCCATATAATTAATAACACCTGGTTATCGGAATTAAAGTAGTTATTCTTCCATTGTATACAGGTATCAACGTAGTGCTGCAATGTGATGATGTATTAGACGATGTATCATTTGAGTCATCAGAAACAACAACTGCACACAACACAATTAAAACAATTGTAATAATAAGCGTACCAAATAATATTATTTCACAGATATAATCTCCAATCCATTCACCTATTCTTTTTAGCATATCAATCATTTGCTTAAATCTCCCATAACGAGCTTTTTAAGCTCTTTTTTCATTGCGTAATACATTTTCATTCTGCTACAGTACTTTTCTCCTGAAAGCTTCTCAAACGGCTCTCCATTGATATAATGACGTTTCATATATAAACGAATATCATCATTTGGAATAAGATCAATAATTGTTTCAACTTCTCTCATCTTTCCTAAGATAAGATTCTTATCATCTTCAAGCACTTTTTCTTTTGAAATAAACTTTACAAGAACATCATTTGTAATATCCTTATTTTTCTTTGAATCTAACCTTTGTTCAAACGATGGAGATTTTGGATCTGAAAATTCTTTTTTACGAACTTCCAAATCCTTCAAAATTCCATCCAACGATTTAAACTTTCTTTCATAAATCTTGAACATTTCAAGTTTTTTAATCAGTGTATCCACCTGAACATCTACATATTCTTCATAATCCGTTTTACTCATTTTCTCTCCTATGCAATTTCTTCAATTTCCTCAATGCTGCATGATGGAAACTTCATATAGAACTTATACATTGCCATACTTTTTGATTCCTCCATAACTTCCATCACACAAATATTATTGTCTTTGATATATTTAATCCTGTATTTCTTTAACATCTTTTTCCTTTCTAAAAATAATCAAATGATTTATAACATTAAAAATGCTCCATCCATTATTTAACCAGTCTTCAACATCTTCAATATATTCATCATGTGTTACTCTGTATTTATATTCAGGTTCTTTACTTTTTTTCAAATATTCAGGAACTTTTATTTTGCTTCTATCAATTTCTTTTGGTTGATATCCCTTCATATTAACCATTCCACTTTCTCCAATCTATTTATTTTTTCAACAACAGAACCTCTATGCCAGGACTACTCACCACTACGATATCTTCTTTCGTTTGCTCTTTCCTGGTTTTTCTTATATTCTTTCAATCCTAGATTCTCGCGTTCCAATTTAACAATGTAATCAATGATTTTATTCATACTATCAATTGATTCAAAAAAATACTTTGAGTATGGATGTCTGTAAATATGAGCTTTCAATTGAATGCATCCACTCTTAATTGATTCATCATGAATATCATATTCAGTTATGCTCATTCTCATCATCCTTCAAATAATCAAATTCTTTTAGTAACTCATTCTTTGTTCTTTCAAACTCTGATTCAATTTGCTTTTGTACATCGATCTTAGTTTGTTTGAACCATTTCTTTTTGAACTTAGTAACTTTTTCACGATAACGTTTTTCATCACAATCACATGATTGCCACCATTCTAAATCATGTAGAACTTCAACTAAATCTTTCATCATGCTATTTAATTGCGAATCAAACATTCTACCTACATATTCTTCTTCAATTCGGTTAAACATATAACAATAACTTCCACCACTCATTTTTTATCCCTCTTTTTTGCCATTTCTTCAACTTCTCTCATTTCTTTTGAGTCTCTGATATTTTGCTTGATAATGTCAATTTCTAAGATAATCAATATGACACACAAATTACTTATGATAAATATATAAATCCATTCACTTATAATATCTCTCATTTTGTCTCCTCAAATCCTTCATAAGAACTAGCATACATACATCTGTATGCTACTAGCTCTTTTTTCTTACTTTCTAACTCAAACATCAATCTTTCATTCTGGTACTCTAAATTGTTGATTCTCTCAGATACAACAATCGAATATAGTATCATCGCAGCAATGCTACCGAAAAAGAATCCTGCAATAAAATAAATCATCACTCATTCTCTCCGACAAATTCAATCTGTTCTCTGTCTACGCAAAATCTAGCACCATCATCAAACTCAATGTTATATAAATATTCATTTGAACTAGTAATTCCACATATATTTTGTTTGTGCACTACGTTTCCAATCTTACCGACATAATAACTTTTGTATTTTCTAGTACTGCTAATCAATTCATTTTCGTATTTATCAACTAAATTTAATAATCTAGCTTTCTGCATTTTTAACTACCTCACAATTTGCTAGAATATCTTTAATCAATTCGTCACCATTAATATTCTTGAAATGTCCTTTTTCTTTCATTTCTTTTAGTAAACCCATTTCATTGAACTTAAAATCGACCGAGAAATGTTGTAACAAATCGTATTCAAATTGAGATAGTTTGAATCTTGGCTTTTCAAATTTGTATGTTGGCTTTTTATACGGACTTGCTAACCATTCAATCTTTTCTTTAAGACAATTTCCGCCATCAAACGCACAATCGCAACATTTCGTACCCCAACAATCTTTGATTTTTCCACTTACAAAAGCATAACGACCACCTTGTTTTAATAAATCCTCAAAATAATGCTCAAGATTAGTTTCTAGTTTTCCTTCAAAGCACACATTTACTAATCCAATAAGTAAATACAAATCTTCATTAAACTTTGTTTTTGTACTAATAGAATTGTCTAAATTATAATATGCAGTTTCAATTCTATATAATGCATTTTTATATTCTTCTTTTGTTTTCATTAAATCCACCTCAATCTACAATCTTCCTACCGCAATTCGGACAATATCTCGGTGCGTATTCTTTCATACATCTATCTTCTGGATAATCTTCATCAATTTCGATTTCGTTATAATTTTCGATAATAATTCCACAATTTGAACATTCAAATCCATCTACTAAATTATATTCTGATTCGTTGGTACAAGTTTCTTCTTCTAATTTGCTTATAGCCAAATACTCGACATTTTGTTGTCCTTCATACCAATCATTTAACCAACTTACACAATCTTCGCAAGCATTCCACGCTGCACATTCCGTCGAATACGTCCATTCTTCTTCAAAATCATATTTGTATCTAAGATAAACTAAAAAACTATAATCATCATTTTCTGCTATGTAATCATTTAATTCACTATCTGTCATTCCTTTTTTCAATCGAACAAATTCAATTGAAGGTATTTTAATCTCATTCATTTTCATTCTCCTTTTAACTCATTAATTTATTTCTGTAACGATTATCTAATTCTTCCATAACGTGCTTTCCACCGTATAGCTTTGATGCGTAAACAATATAGTCTAATTCATCTAGCATACTGTTCAGCAAGTCTTTATTCGTACAGACAAATTTAATATTCTTTTGTAAAGATAAATAAGTCTGCTCAATTTGTTTATCAATTTCAGAAGCACTGCTTTTATCTAATCTGATAAAAGTATTTATTTTTATAGCATCTTCTCTTTGCTTTTTTCTTTCCTTTTCTAAGTTTTTTTTCAATTCTTTATTATTCATTTTATTTCTCCTGTCTTTGCGTATTTTAACGATTCAATAAACATTTCAAACAATTCATTTTCTCTCATATATTCTTCTATTATTTCGACATATAATTTAGGATACCCATAATTTCTATCGTCCAATTTCTCGATTAAAAGATTTTTGTGCTTTTTGATACTTTGGTTGTTCTCATCAATGTATCCTTCATACACTTTAATCAATGCATCAATTCTATCTTCAATCATTGTTTCTCCCCTTTAGTAGTTTTTTAACAAATTCATCTAAATCTTTTTCTGTCATTCTTCCACTTCCTCATCTAAAGGCTTTGCGTTATACACAAACGCTTTACATTGTTCACATTCTTTTATCGGTTCATCCGTTCTTGCATCGTTTAGTCCCCAACAAAATATTCTGTTGTCATTTGGCCCGTATTCGTTATATATAGCCTTTGATTTATAGCAATATGAATCCAACTTTTTTCCTCTCATAATTGCTCTACCTTGTAATTTCGTCATGCTTCAGCATCCTCATCCTCATCAATTGATTTAAACTTATGAATCCAACTTTGCAGATATTCGATTTGTTCTTGAATTAATTCAACAATTTTTTCTTCTGCTTCTAATTTAGCTTCTTCGATTGTTTCTGCATATAAATCATAAGGTTCGTCACTTTCATATATATCTTCAATCTCAAAATCCGCATAGAATTGAGAAAACTCTTCATCTTCATATACAGTTGCGATAATTTCATCTTCGTAAAATCTTGTGAAATGAAGTTTATAATTCTGTTCTATTTCGTCATATTCCCAATATTTATCTTGGTTACTGTTTTTTTCTAATAATTCTTTTTCTGCCATTTCTCTTCCTCATTTTCAAAATAAAACTTAACTTTCTTCTTATGCTCTTCAATTAATCCGTATTTCAACGCCAAGCGATATATAAACGTTTTTTGCAATCTCTCATGCAATGTTTCTAAATTTTTTCTAAAATCATCTAAAGAATATGTACTTTTATAAAAGTTGCACATCCTACACGTTGGCATAAGGTTGTCTAAATCGTTACTACCATCCTTTCCGTATACAGATATTACATGATCTACTTGCATATCCTTGTAATCAATCTCACATCCACAATAAGCACAATGACCGTTGTATTTTTTATATACCTGTTCACGAATCTTTTTTGGTATTGGTTTTCTTAACACTTTATTCCTCGCTCCTATCGTTTTTATAACTGCCTGTTAGCAATAATAGCAATAAGAACCAATAACTGTAATTTGCACACATATAGCAGGTGATTCCAATTATCGCCAAATTGTATAACATACAAGCTATTTCAACCATTTCTATCCTCCTACATTTGGGCAAATGCAATCCCAGTTATAATCATCGAATTTAACTTCTTCATCCTTGGTGATTTCTCCATCAATAATTTCAATAATTTGGTTAAAGCACATTCCACATTCAAATGCATGAATTCTCATATCAACTCCATATTGCTTACAAGAATTTAATAGTTCTTCCGAACTAATACCCCATGCGAATTCTGCTTCAAGTCCAATTGCGATTTTTCCTTCATCGTTCCAATCATCAATATATACATCTAAGTCAAGAATAAATCCTCTTCTAGTTCCTTTAATCCAGCATCTGCTACATTTAACACGACCATTATCATCATCCATCTTCAACGCTTCTAAATCTTCGCCGATATAAGTAACCGGTTGTAATCCTTCTAAAACAAATTTTGTTAAATTCTCTTTTGTACCCCTCACTCTTAAGGTACCAGCACACCAATTAGGCATTTTTATTTCCTCCACTTTTCTTTTTAATAATCAAATAACGTTTCACATGAGCTATATAACTTATAAAAATCCTCGTCATTAGGCATTTCGAATACTGTTTGTTCATCGTATACATTACTTTGTATTTCGCTCTGAATATAATCCAGTACTTCTAAAGCTTTTTCTTCGGTTGAATAGACACCTAATATGTCGATTCCTCTTTCTGAATATCCGTGTATGTAATATTCACTTTCATCTTTAGTGTTGTTAATTACTACTTGATTTACATTTAACAACACTTTTTTACTTTGACTTCTAATCCACATAACCTAGTACCCATTCGCTAACCTTTCTTTATTGATCTCATTCTTACGAATATACTCTTTATAGATTTCTTCTAGCGAAAATCCCATATGCAATCCAAGTGCGATTACGTAAGCTAATATTTCATCATCTCTTGTCCTACAGATTACACAACTATACACAAACGCTTGTCCAATACATGAATCCGATTTTATCATTCTATAATTACGTTCAATCTCCTCATTTTGATAACGACAACCACCATAAGTAATTTCAAACATTAACGCAAAATGAAGTACATCTACATATTCTTCAAGCACTTTAGCTACGTCTACAGGCTCTTGTGTAAATTTCCACCAGCACCATCCTCCTTTTTGAGCGTGCATCAATTCGCCTAATTCATCAAATAATGCACTTTCTAGTTGTTGTCTAGAAACACTTGTAATATTGTGCTTCTTAAACACTTCTGCATCATATTTCTTTTGTCTTTCCAACATATCTTTAATCATTTCTGTAGTTGTCATTGGGTTCTCCTTTTATAACACAATACTTTCAATCAATGCTCTTTTTTCAAGAACAGATAAATACAATCCCATGTATTTTTGTTGCTCTCTAAGTAATTCAAGTGGGCAATCATGTTTTGTTACTTCTTTGCCTAGCATTGTTTCTACTTCAATTTTGTTACAGAAATTCTTCAATTTCTCATATCTGATTTTTACTTGGTGATATTCTGCTACAAATCTTTCTTTGTAATCTTCAGAGTTCATTAACTCTACTGTTTCTTTTAATTCCATGTTGTTTTTCTCCTTTTTTTCTTTGATTTTTCTAATCTCAATTGATGATGGATAAAGTCTCAAAACTTCTTGCTTAATTTCAAAAGATTTGCGATTTCTAATCTTATCCATAACTTCTTTTTCTGAATCAGCTTCTACGATTTCCGATAATCGAGCGAATATATTCGATTTAAACCAATATTTCTCCATGTTTTTCTCCTTAAAATAATCTCTTTTCTTCTATTCTCTTTAGTCTGTAGCCTATCCTTCTGTATTCCTCATAAACAGGCTCCCAAATTAATTCACATTGTTTTCGTTCGTTTGGAAGGTATTTATCCATAATTTCTAATTGATCTTGTAAATCAATCGCATATGGGCATCCTTTACAACCTGTTCTATTGAAGTTGTATGGTTGGTAATAAAGCTTGCATAACTTAATATTTCTTTCTTTTATGTACCATTCCATCCAATCATCACTACATGGATTTAAAGGCTTGAACTTTTTCAACTCATGATTGTTGTCGAATACAACACATCCTTCATGATTGGCACGTTGGCCACCTTCTCCCATCCTCAATCCAAGAATGGAAATATTTCTTCCTGATTCATTTTCATATCGTTGGATTGGATGTTTCTTTAATTCGTAGCAACATTTATCGCTTATCTTCAAATCAAAGTCATCAGTAAATTGATACCTTAGTTTATTTGGACACGTAAACTATTGTTGTCATCTAAATATCTTTCAATGGATTTTGTGTTGATTCCTTTACTTTGATACATGGCCAACTTACAACTGTGTTCCTTTGACTTGAATGGATAACCTTTATCATGAAGCATTTTAGTGATATTCACATTTGAGTTGAAAATCACAAATCTATCATCCCTTTGTTTTAGATCAATAACGTATTTACGTATAAATTCATATTCAATACCTGTATTGATAAATACCCTTGGTATTTTATTTCCTGGTATTGCTTCATCAATCAAATGATGTAAAACTGTACTGTCTTTACCTCCTGAGAATGAAATATAGAAATTTTCTTCTCCATATTTTTTGATCGTCTTTTTTATCATTTCTATTCTGTCGAATAGTAATAATTCATCTTCTATCAATTAATCAACCGATAATCTATGTGTTTAAATTTTATGAGCGTTCACATCACATAACACTCAACCTAGTTTCACTAGGATTAGATTAATTCCTTTCTAAAATATATTGTTTTAACATCATGTAATCCATTAGGATCTTTCACCTGTTATTAAATATTCATTTAATTTTCTATAAATGTTTTTTTCACCATTTTCAAACGCAACATTGCTTGCTAAATGACACGCTTTTCTTAAATAATCTAATTCTTCATCAGACATAACATATCCTTTAACAGATACCTTACAAACAACATTTCTGTTTTCTTCAGCAACAACTTCCGAATTATTTTCTTCTGTTCTTTTATGTTTTACATGATCTTTTCCAGTTAATAGTCTATGTAACCAAATTGTACAAAGTGGACTATCAACACCTTTAAAATCAAGATACATTGATCGTAATTCTAATTCTTCAGTAAAATAACATGGATTGTATTTTTTTAGCTCACCATCCACATCAAATGCATCATATGGTTCTAAACCATTATCTTCCATGAATTTCTCAATCACTTTTAGTTCAATCATTCTATTTCCTCCAATTCCAATTCTTCACATATTTTTACGATTATAAATCCATTCCTTGAACGCTTTATTTTTCCTTTTTTCTGTTTGGAACACATGGATCTAAATGTATTGATTGTTGTTTCTAAAAACGATGCACATTCATCTTCTGTTCCAATACAAGCAGGAAGATCATCCTTGTATATTCCATATATTTTTCGTGCCATCAGTTCAACCTGTAATTCTTTCCAGGCTCTTTCTCAATTTCAAAGAAGAAACCATTGCACTTCTCAACAATTCGTCCAACTACCGCTTCATTGATATCAATCATTTCCTGGCTTGTTCTTTCGCAAGATATGATCGTTTGCAGGTTGTTGTTATAGCGATAATCAATCAAATCAAAGATTGCTTTATCATCCAATTTGTTGGCACTAGATTTAAACAAATCATCTAGATACAAGATTTGAGCGTGTTTAGCACGTTTTAGAAGTGAATAATCAAAGTTGCTAATAGAATTACTCAACTCAATGTATCTGACGTACAGAACACGTTTATTTTGTTCTAACAACCAATTACTGATTCCAGAACATAAATGTGTTTTTCCACATCCACTTTGTCCTAGAAACATCAGCCAATTGCAAGGTATGTGTTCTGCAAAATTGTTTTTACAATCCTGGATGTAATTCACTGCCATTTTCTTGATTGCTTCCTGCCAAGGATCAGATGCAACGAAATCATTGATTCGTTTGTTCAACAAATCTTTTAAGCCACTGTTCTTTTTGTTCTTCTCAATCCACTCACTGCGATAGCTTGATAGTTTCTCACAGTCATTTCTTTTTGAACAAAATACCTTGGTTGCAGCTACCAAGTATTTCCCGTCATAATACGCTGGCTTTTCCCAAATACCACATGCCCCGGCTGCCATGCATTTGTCACAATTGCTTTGGCAATGTTTGCTTTTAAGATATTTCTCATTGTTCGCATCATTTTGTTTTTGGATTATTTCACTAACTGACTGCATTACATCTTCATTCCTTTCGTGATCACAAAATTATTTGTTTTTTGTTTAGGTGCTACACTGTTCAGATAAATTTCAAACTTAGATCCAAACAACGTGTCAGGTCTTAGATACTTGTTCATTTTTGTATCGTTTAACCAATCATAAGCTTTCACATCAATCACAAGCTTAAAGTCTTCTAATCTGAATCCCTCATTCCATCTGGCATGAATCTTCTCTCTAGCAATTCGATTGCTATGTTTGTAACGTTTTGAACATTTAGAATTCAAATAGTCAATAATTTCAACATAAGGGATTGTTTCTGATGCTGATAAATCAGTGTCGTCGGAACTTTCTTTTATATTTCTTTTATTAACTGTGTTACTAACTGTGTATATAACTGTCTTAGATTGGTCATTTTTGACCATTGTACATTGGTCATTTTTGACTATTCTACAATTGCCATTTTCGACCGTTCGATTAGTCACTTTTGACCAATCGATAGATAAAGCATTTTTTAACTTTTGTCCTACTTCTCCAAACGCATACCAAGTTGTATGATTCCATGGATTTTCGTTATAGTTTCCCTTAACTAACAAGTCCAGTTCAACCATTTTATTTAAGATTCTTTTTATCTTTTGAACATTCCAATAAGGGAACATTTTATGCAATCCTTCATATGTATTGAACGTCCAATGTTTCCCGTCCTGGAAATTGTAATTATTTGCTTCGTTCTTGCTGATCCAAAAGCAAAACATATCGAACATGATAGCTATTTCAACTCCATATTCATTCGCAATTTCCGCATCAAAACTATGTTTCATACTATCCTCAAAATAAAGATATTTCCTTTATTCTCTTTCTATTCCTTGTATTACTTTTAGGTAGAATCACAAGCTCATAAAGCCTTCCATCCACCTGATAAGAACTATATGCTGCACCCATGCAAGAAATGTTTTTTCTTTGTACAAGTGCAGCTGTTATTCCATATTCTTCAAACATATAAACTGCATCAGGAACTACTTGTAGAACCTCGTATGATGCATTTTGAACCTGAATAACATCTCCTGTATTAACATTAGTAGCTTCTTTCATTTGTTTCTCCCGTTTTGTATAATTACCTCTTTACCTACTCCTTTTCGCATAACTCAATGATTCAAGATTCTGCTTTTTCATTTTCCTTGTTGTACGAACATAGATTCTTGTAGTTTCTAAACTAGAATGGCCCAAAATGTCAGCTAGTTCTGCAATCGCATTTTCACCATTCTGCATCAAATACTGAATCGCAAACAAATGTCTGAATGCATGAGGATGTACTTTACCAAGCTTAATCCCTCTGCATTTACCAGCAACCGTCTTTAAGTCTCTAGACAACACACGAGCGTTTACAGGGGTTTTCTTATCAGAAGATGTAAATATACACCCTTCTTCAATTTTGTTGTCCTTGCAGTATTTAAGGAGCTCTCTGCGCAAGTCTGAACGTAGAATGATTCCTCTTCCTTTTCCTTTGTTCATAACATACACATTGTCATCCGTTACTGCTTCTACAGTAAAGAACTGTAGTTCACTCAAACGAATGCCCGTATATCCAAATACCTTCATGATCTCGTATAAGTCCATACGATTGATTTCCCGGGCTTTTTTCAATAGTCTTTGAAATTCATTAGGCTCTAAAATATCATCCAAAGAATCATCTTTCTGGACTCTTACGTTCTTCAATAAATTCTTTGAATAATATTTTTTAAGTTTCAAGAAATTGAAATCACCATCTGAATCTATGATCTCTGCATATTTAATAAATTTATTAATTATCACAATATAGTTGTTTACTGTACTGATTTTATAATCATGCAGCAGTTTATCTTTAACACCAACTATATCGGACTTCTGTATTTCACCATCAGGCAATGAGTTAACAAACAAAGTAGCAACATGCTTGTATTTACGAATGGTATTCTTACTTTTTTCATCCGCTGTTTCTTCTTCAATAAACCCGTTAATTTTTGTTTGTAACTCATCCTTAGTCATATTACTTAACTACCTGGATGATTGTTGTAGCCAAGATCTTAGTAGATAAGAACACACATACATTCAATGCAAGTAAAGCAATATTAACGATCGTACATGCAACTACATAATTTGGCTTAGGTTTCAAATTAATGAGATACTTGTCATCTAACTTATTAATCTCATAATTATCGAAATCGGGAATCACCCAATTTTCTTTTTCTTCTTTTTTTGCCATTTTCATTACTCCTTTAATTTTCTGTGATATAATAATCATGTGGTTAATTTATGCAGGGCCGCTGCCCTAGCACTCTTGTCCAAGAGTGCTTTTTATTTGTTCCTTCCAAATGTCATTAAGCGCACTTTTAGTCTCAGGAAAATACTCAACAAATATTGGAGTGGGAACTGCAAGAATCTTTCCAAGCATAGTGTCTCGATATGATCCTTCAAATATTTCACCCTTTTTATTTTTTTGCCTGCGTAAATTATGTAAAATCTTTCTAGCTTGTGTATCTTTTACAGGTAAAACAAGCATCACATCTCTAACAGTCACATATGCTTTCATTTTTCTTCGTTCTCCTTTCCTTTTGAATCTTGAATTTTGCTTCGATCTAAAATACACGCGATATATCCTTGGTCATATTCTTCGATGTCGTATCCCATCTTTTTAATCTTTTCCAAGGCTTCTTTGACATTTTCATCAGCTGACATCACATCCCTCCTTCCTCGTGTCTTACATACACATTATAGTGGCTTATAGCCACGTTGTAAAGTTTTTTGTGTCTTAAGTTTACTTTTTATTTTTACGTTGCTATAATACATTTAAAGAGGTGAATTGAATGGATGATAATATCGGTTTTAGAATAAATAAAGTTAGATCACAATTGAACTTAAGCATGGAAAAATTCGGCAATAAAATCGGTATTTCTAAAAGTTCTGTGAATAAATTAGAAAAAGGAATTAACCAGCCTTCAGAACAAACTGTAAAATTAATTTGTAGTGTATATAACGTTGACTATGCATGGTTAACTCAAGGTGTTGGAGAAGATATTTTTATTTCCATTCCTGAGTCAAAGATAGATCAAATCATGGAAGATTATGGCTTAACTGAAAAAGAGCGACCACTTGTTCGAGGATATTTGGAAGCACCCGAAGAAGTCAGACAACAAGTTGCCGATTATTTAAATTCAATTGTCGAAAGAGAAATAGCAAGAAGAGAAAAAGAAAAGAGTAACAAGAAATAACTTGTTACTCTTTGTTTTATGATTCTATTGGATCGTTTTAATCTTCTGAATCTTCATTTGATATTTTTACAGATGGAAACGCTATGACTATTTTGTAATCATCGTAAGTTGATGCATCGTCTAAGTCAACGTGGTTTGGACTTATATTAAATTGTTGCTTGTCTTTATAATCTAAATCGCTAATATACTTACCTGTAGAACCAATTAATTTTTTATCTTTATAGAATACACCTATAACCTCTATTTCTGATACTCCTTCAGGATATTCCTCCATATCACTACAAATTGATCCAACTAATTCTTTATGTGTTTTCCCTTCAGGGTTAGATCCATAATTATTCACATCGTCAATTCGAGTGTCTTTTAATTTGAAAAGATCATTTGATTTTTTGTCTTTAGCTATTGGCTCTGAAAATCCACCTGAATTTTCAATATCTTCGATGCTAAATTTAACTTTAGCAGGTTTTTCACTAACCGCAGTCACATAATAAGAAATATACGTATGATCTTTAGCTAATATATAACCAGTATATTGTCCTTTTTCTTGAATGCTATATCCATCTTCATCTTGGCAATCAATAAATAATCCTTGGTAATTGTTTGCATCATATGAATTTGGGTTAATCACTTCTACTGAATAATATACATCCCATTTACCATCTCCTCTATCTTGAATATCATAGTAAGATTCTCCAATTTTCAATGATTGATTTTTAATGACATTATCTTTATTCTCTGTTGATGAGTTATTGTTGTTTGAACATCCAATTAAACATATAACCATCATTAAAGATAATGCTAATGATAAGTACTTTTTCATAATTCCACCTTGCATGCCCTTTCATATTTAATATTAAATTGTCGAAAGAGAAATAGCAAGAAGAGAAAAAGAAAAGAACAACAAATAGGTTGTTCTTTTTTGGTTAGATTTATTGTATGATTAACATATAAAACGGAAAGCGTTTACTTGACGTAAACAAATGAGGGTTAAAAAATGAAATTATTCAAAACTATTGGGGTTGCTATGCTTGCAATTTCTATATGTACAGGTTGTACAAACAATACCAACAACAATCTCAATTTAAATTCTACAGACGAGCTTGAAGAAAGAAAGTTTGATATTGATTCAACGACAGAATACAAAGTTGCAGATATTAAATTCAAGATACCTGATTACTTTGATATAGAAGATACTGACGATCCCGACATAAAGCATTTTTTTGATAACAATTCAAAACTTCCAATACTTTCTTTGCAAAAAGGAGACGGCACATTAAGTGATGACACAATAGAGGAATATATCAACGACTTTGTAAATTCATCAAATGGTGCATTTAATAATTGGCTTAACTAGCAATTTGGTGACTTTGCTATAATAACGCATTTTATCACTTATACGAACAACCATTCGTTCTTCAAATCCTTTAAACGAGTGATCTTATAGATGTTTTTCAATCT